TATTCTTTAATTTCTTACGAAAAAAAGTTTCGTAAAATTCTTTTCGGGTATCTTTAATAAGCGATTCCTCCACTATTAAAGGGAGGCCTCTTTTTTTTATCGATATAATTTTCTTTTCTAATTCATCTCTGGTCATCAGAATGAATTTATATCCTGTTCAAATTCCTTGAGATATCTTTCGTTCTCAGTGACACACTTCTTAACTTCACGCATTACTAAAATTAATTTTTGGTGATCTGCTAGAGATTTACCATTTAGGATATTATACACATCATACTTTTGTATTCCTAGTGGTTCTACACGGTCTACAATGCGTGCCATATCGCCTCTTTTTAGTTTTTCCTTGAGTTCTAAAATTTTCTTTTTGAGTTCTTTATTCATAATAATGTACAATTTTACAAAAAAAGTTTGTAAATAACAAATTAGTAGTTATATTCGCATACGTTAATAGACAAAATTATGGCATTACAAAAATCAATGAGCAATGTAACCTATCTCTCGATCAGAGACGGTAAGATTGCAAAAAAAGTAGGAGAAGAGTATGAATTTTACTCAAGCGTTAGTGGTCATTTAATGGGTCTCAGTACCAAAGAAGGTAAGTATGGAGACGAGTTATTAGTAGACCTAAAGGATGGAGATGAGAATTATCGTTTACAGATTAGAATTAAGGGCAATGATGCTGGCAAGCAAAGTTCTTATTTCATCTCATTTGCACATTGTGCACCAAACATTGACCCTTCAAAGGAATTAACTTTGATTCCGAGTCTTAAGATTGTAGACGAGCGTAAAAGAGCTGCGTTATTCTTAGAGCAAGGTGGAGAAATTATGAAGTGGGCTTACAAAAAAGGCGATGGAATGCCTGAGCCCGAAGAAGTATTCAACAAAAAAGGAGAACTAATCAGTACTGATTGGTCTGAGGTTGAATCATTCCGTTTGGATAAAGTAAATGAGTTAAACTCTCGAATTAACAAGTCAGCAAATGCTTTAGAGGCTTCTAGCGTAAAGGAAGAAGTTCAAGCAGATGATGATTTACCTTTCTAATTTATGGCTAGGGGCATTCAGAATGCAGACCTCGCCAAAAAGATAGCGAACAAGGTAGAGCCTGCTCACATGAAACACTATGGTAACGAGCAGGTTTCTATCATTCGCCAGTCATCTTTAAAGAGTGCTGTGGAAACAACATTAAACTGGTACAAGACTCAAGACGAAGTATTAGAACTCAAACAAGTAACAGAATTAACTCTGCTAGTGGCAGAAGAATTTGAAAAATGGGTAAATCGTTAGAAATCAAACAGATAAACAAAGACAAGGCGTATGATGAGTGGATTAATTTCCGTTCTAGTGGCCTTGGGGGCTCAGAAATAGGTACACTTATGGGTGTAAATAGTTGGAAGAGTCCGGCAGAGTTATATTATCAGAAGATTGGTATTATACCGCAAAAAATAAAACAAAACATTCCTATGTTTATGGGAACAATCATGGAATCTTTAGTTTCAGATTTATTCTCTTATTGGGAGAGTGATGAAGAGAGCATGATGGAAAATCATCTTAAAGGTTTAAAAGTTCGCAATTTATATGAACCTATAGGTTATATAGTAAACCCAGACTATCCGCATTTATTCTTTTCTCCAGACAGATTACAGGTAAATAAGGATATTCGTATTCGCAACAGTAAGATTAACATTGACAATGTTGAGGCAATTGTAGAAATCAAAACAATTAGTGGTTGGAGTAGTAAACAGTGGGATGGTGGAATGCCCCCTTCGTATTACTTACAGCTTCAAACCTATCTGATGGGATTAGATATACAAAAGGGTTACTTGGTTTCGTTGGAGGACGGTAGAAATCTCAAGGTCCACGAGTTTGAGCGTGACGATGCAATGATTGAGATGATTGGTAGTGTTACGGCAGAGTTTTGGGACAGAGTGCTACTTGGTCGTGAGGCTGTTGCCAATGGTACAGATTATGATCAGTATGCACCACCACCAGATGGTACAATGGCATATGAGCAGTTCTTAAACGAGAAGTTCAAGAATCCCGAGGAGAATACAATCAAGAGTACTCCTGAAATAGATGAGCATATTTCTGCCTACTTGGAGATTGGGCCTCAGATAGTGGCTTTAGAAGAACAGAGAAGAGAACACTCTAATATGATAAAAGACTATATGGGAAATAACGTAATCTTAGATAGTGAGATAAAGAAGGCAACATGGAGACCCAATAAAAATGGAAATAGAGTTTTTAGATTATGACGAAGTCTGGGAAGAAGGGGGATATGAAATGGTATCAGGAGATGTGGAAGTCACGACCACACAACTGCCAGGAATGTGGGATACATCTACCTCACTTCAGTCCGATGTTTATTTCACATATCATTACAAAAGGAAGTTATCCGAGTCTGAGGCATCATCCCGACAACTGGATGCTTTACTGTATGTCATGTCATCAGCAATGGGAATTTGGGGATCGGAAGACGATGAAGACCTATGAGCAAGCAACAGAAATAGCAGAACGTTTAAAAAGAGAATATCATGAATCACGGTAGTTTATTCAGTGGAATAGGAGGATTTGATCTAGCAGCTCAATGGTGCGGATGGAATAATATGTTTCACTGTGATATAAATGAATTTAGTAGAAAAATATGTAGCCACTATTGGCCAGAAGCAATAAGTTATGACAACATCAAGACAACTGACTTTACCCCTTGGAGAGGAAAAATCGATGTCCTCTCAGGAGGATTTCCATGCCAGCCATTCAGCCACGCTGGAAAAAGATTGGGAAAAGAAGATGAACGCCATCTTTGGCCCGAAATGTTCAGAGCAATCACAGAAATCAGACCCAAATACATCGTGGGGGAGAATGTTCGTGGACTCCTTAGTTGGTCGGACGGACTGGTTCTCGAAGAGGTCTACGCTGACCTGGAAAGTCAGGGATACGAAGTCACAACGTTCTTACTTCCAGCTGTCGGCATCAACGCACCGCACAAAAGAGACAGGGTCTGGGTTGTTGCTAAAGACACCAGCAGCGATGGACGCATACTCCGAGAATCTCAAAAAGAAGGAACAGAAGTTCGGGAACTCCGGGACTTTAGCACAGGAAGTAGCGACAGGCTTCATATATCAGAGGGGAGTACTGCCGACACCATGCAGGTTCGACTACAATTCGGCAAGGACGGAAGAGAAGTGGAAGGAGGATCAGGCCAAATACAAAGCCAAAGGAGTCAACCTACAAATGGGACTGAAACAAATGGCTCGTTTCGAGATGCTACCGACACCACAAGCACAAGAGGGGGGAAAGATAACTGGAAAGGAGAATCAAGATTCAATGACCAAACGAGTAAGACAAATGACTGGCAAAACTTCCCAACTCAATCCCCACTTTGTAGCGGAGATGATGGGCTTCCCACCGAATTGGACGGACTTACCTTTCCTAAGTGGAGAAAAGAATCCATAATGGGATACGGCAACGCCATAGTACCGCAGATAGCATACAGAATATTTCAAACCATACATAATGAATCGGTCTCAGAAAATCCATAAGAAGCAATACCTCCGTTATATGAAAACATATATATGGGCAATAAAGACTTCTCAAGAAGAAATACAGAAGTGTATCATTGTAGGGAGTATAAAAAACTATCCGGTAGATAGCACTACTTTGGAAGATGCAATCAATGCAATCGAAACCGGAGAGGGTCTCAGAGAAACTAAAATCTCCCTAACAGACCTATACGCTATAAAGGAAGCAATGAACCATAAACAAGACTAGTCTATATACAGCCTATATATCTCTAGTACCTTATCAACTATCTCATGCCTGTGGTTACTTAAGAGTTTCACTATAGCGAAACCATCCACCTCAGTCTCTACCTTCTTAAGAAAAGATAAACCACTGCTCTTCTTATTCTTTAAGTCAATCTGTGCTAAGTCACCACACAATACCATCTTACTGCCCTTACCTAAACGTCCTAATAACGCCTGAGTCTGATTGTCAGTTAAGTTCTGAACCTCATCGGCAATAATAAAGGTGTCCACAAAGGTAATACCCCTTACATATCCCATAGGCAATATCTGTATCCTGGCCTCAGCAATCTCCTTGTCAATCTTCTCCTTGCCATATAAAGCATATAAGTTCTGATAAATCGGCTGTAACCACGGATCCATCTTCTCAGCAACATCCCCAGGCAAATATCCCATGTCCTCACCTGCACTTACCATAGGGCGAGTTATTACTATCTTCTCTACCTCCCTGCTGAATAATAAATCCAATCCAACTGCCGTTGCTAATAATGTCTTACCACTACCAGCCACGCCAGTGATTACTGTGATGTGATTGTCTAGAATTTGTGTCTTGGCTACCTTCTGCTCCTCGTTGAGCTGTAGTTTTAATCTTATTGGTCCTTTTGGCTTTCTCTTATTCTTAAAGATTTCGTCATTATGATGAGTCACACTACAAATATAAACTATAGCCCGGATATAAAATAACCCCCCTTAAATTTAACCCCCCCCCACTGAAATAAAGTTTGTGCGAGTGAGAGAGGTATACAATGCTATAGGAGTGGGTGGGGTGTCCAAAAAAATAGCCCCGGGGTGATCATTATTTTGGACACAGATCTGTCCAATTTTCAATACACCTCAAATCGATTTTACATTATCATACATATCTACTTACCTATCAATCAGTTACCACTAAAAAAATCTGTATACAATTGTTCGATTGTGTACACCAAACATAAAAAATCCTTACCTGATGGGCGATTCCCGGTCTGTCCAGGAAATTGGACACTTACTGTTTTTGCACTTTTTCAAAAATTGCATCTTTAATGTAGGTTAATTTCCCATCAATTTAATTCATTCATAAAAAAACAATCACATCAAATTACTTCGCCAAAAAAATAATCAGTAAACAATCAAATAATTTTTTTTCATTTCTGATTTATATTCAATTCACATTTAACTCATTGATTTAAAACAATATACTATTTAGAATGATTCTAAATTTCATCCTCAGAAAAAAAAGTTCTTGATTGGTAAATTTCTTTGACATTATCTTTGCATCAGCGAAACGACAAATAAATAACACTATTATGAATATCTTAACACAATCACAAAAAGAAGTAAACGGAGGAATTGAAATGTACATTTACAATGAGTTTATTATTGTTCCTCCTCACCACGACATTAATGAGTATGTTGTAATCCTTGAAGACGAATACGCTGATGCAGATTTATCAGTTGAACAATATTTTAACACCATTGAAGAAGTAAGTAACTACATTTTAAACAAATAATAATTAGCAAAATGAGAATAGAATTTAGACAAGGGGATGTATTAAACGTAATATCCCTAACAAAAACAATCAATAGTAAGATTGCTGAACCAACCGAAAAGATTGTGCAATCTTATCACTACTCACGTGAGCAATTTGATAATGCACAAGGTAAAACATCTATGAAAGAATTTTTTGGTAAAGATTCCAAGGTTTGTATGGATTGTCCATTCAGCACAAATAACGGAGCAAAGTTAAGTGCTTGTTATACACATAAGATTAACCAATATAGTGGATTCCTATCGCAATTACGTTCTATAGGTAGGAAGTACAAAAACTTTGATGATATCCCCGAAATAGATGCAAATATAATGTTGCAAATTGTAGGCTTATCTGAAAATCGTTATGTAAGGTTTGGAACATATGGCGAACCAAGTTTATTGCCTGAAAAACTGATCTCTCTGATGTGCCTGGCATCTCGATCTTGGACGGGTTATACTCACCAATGGAGAAAAAACGAATCACTATCACAATGGTTTATGGCTTCTACTCATA